GATGCAACAACACTTTAAGCAAGGTATGGAACTCTACCAGCAAATGCTTGAAGATGATATTGCAAAGGAGTGTGCTCGTTTTGTGCTCCCCCTCGCTGTAGGGACAAAACTTTACATGACAGGAAATCTCAGATCATGGATCCATTACATAAATCTGAGGACTGCCAATGGCACCCAGAAGGAGCATATGGACATTGCTGAACTTTGTAAGCAACATTTCATCTGTCAGTTTCCAACCGTCTCTGAGGCGCTTGGGTGGTGTCCTGAGGGCGACTGCGGTTGTCCTGAGCAACTTGACGACTGCGACTGTTTACAACCATCACTGAGGATCGACTAATGCCTACCTACCCCGTAATAAATAAGACCACAGGAGAGAAGAAAACGCTCTCCATGACCATGAAAGAATATGGAGAATGGAAAGATGCCAATCCAGATTGGGATAAAGATTGGCAAGCAGGTGTCGGTGGTATGACCTACGGCACACCTAAACAATCTGATGGATTCAAGGAAGTAATGTCCAAGGTCCAAAAAGCACATCCCCGAGCAAACCTGAGTCGATACACTTGATATGGCTAGAGCGAGAAAAAGAAACACCACCAGCAATCCTGTTCCACCTCACATGACTGCTAAACAAATCAAAAGAAAGAAACCGATTGATAAGTCCTATATGGTTCCTATCTCTCCGTTGACTCCTAATCAGGAGTTTGCTTTTGAGCAGTATGGATTGGGACAGAATCTGCTGTTGCATGGTGCAGCAGGAACTGGTAAGACGTTCATCACTTTGTATCTTGCTTTGCAAGAAGTGCTTGACGAATCTACACCTTATGATAAGATATACATTGTAAGGTCTCTTGTTCCTACTAGAGAGATTGGTTTCCTTCCTGGAGATCACGAAGATAAATCTGCTCTCTATCAAATTCCATACAAGAACATGGTGAGATACATGTTCAGTATGCCAGATGATAATTCATTCGAGATGCTTTATGATAACCTCAGAGCGCAGGAAACTATTAGTTTCTGGTCTACTTCTTTTATCCGTGGCGTCACTCTTGACAATGCTATTGTTATCGTTGATGAGTTTTCAAATCTCAACTTCCATGAACTTGATTCAATGATCACCCGTATCGGTGAAGATTCAAAGATTATGTTCTGCGGTGACATTACTCAGTCTGACTTGACCAAAGAAAATGAGAAGACTGGTATTGCAGACTTCATTAAGATTCTGCAAGACATGCAAGAGTTTGCGTGTATTGAGTTTGATATCAACGACATTGTTCGTTCTGGTTTGGTCAAATCTTATCTCCTATCAAAATATAATCTTGGATTTTAATGTTTAATTTTGTTGATGTAGACCTTGATAATCATGTTGAGGTCGAACCCGTGAATCGTGATGGCACTAGATTCTACCCCATCCCTGGGGCAGATAAATATTATCCGAGTGTTACCTCAATCACATCGTTTAAAAACGCTCAGTTCTTTGCAAAATGGCGAAGAAAAATTGGTGAAGACGAGGCTAATCGAATCACTGCACGCGCTACTCAGCGGGGCACAGCATTCCATTCAATCTCCGAGGACTATTTCAGAGGAGAACTAAATCTCGACAGATACTTGGAAAATAATCCATTATCTGTTAGAATGTTTCAGTCGGCAAAATCTACTCTAAACCGTATCGATAATATTCATTGTCTAGAGACTTTTCTCTATTCACATTATCTCGGTTTGGCAGGTCGCGTAGATTGTATCGCTGAATTCGATGGCGAGTTGGCAGTAATCGATTTTAAAACCTCCACTAAAGAGAAAAAGGAAGATTACATCGAGCACTATTTCGTGCAAGAGACTGCATATGCAGCAATGTTCCTTGAGCGTTCAGGTATTGAGGTAAAGAAAATTGTCACACTTATCGCAACCGAAGAGGGATCTATTCAAATTTTTGAGAAGCACAATCTTGATGACTATTTACAGCTACTTAAAACCTACATCGAAGAATTTGTTAGGGGAAGAAATGTCTAAAGAAAAACTAGAGGACAAGTTCCTTACACCTACCAAATTCTCTCAGGAGATTGAGAGGTTGGTGAAAAGCAGCAATGGACTCATTTCATACATTGAAGCAGTAGTTACTTACTGCCAGGAAAATGAGATTGAAGTTGAAACTGTTCCTAAACTTATTTCCAAACCGCTGAAAGAACGCTTGCGTCATGAAGCACAGCGGTTAAACTACATGAAACAATCATCTAAAGGAGTATTGCCATTGTGACGGGGTTTGAAGTGTATAAGATGTATCTTGCGTTAAAGCAGCACTTCACTAAACCTGACTATGACTTCTGGAAGTATAATGGTAAAGTTCGGGCTAATGAAAAGTCATTTGAACAAAGACAAGACCGTTATTTCTTTAAAAAATTAGCGACTAAGTATTCAGGGACAAAACTCTTAGAATACTTTGTCGCTAATTTTGTTAGTGACCCTAAAGGGTATCTCAGATCATTTAGTGATGACACCTACACTGATTGGAAGATTCACCAAGAGTCTTTCACTTATAAATTTAAACAAGACGTAGAACTTTTACTTGACGATTCAATCTTTCCATATCAAGAAGCATTTGATAGGTTGTTCCTAGTCTCTACAGGGAAACATCCTAAAATTCTAAGACAATATCTTTCAGGAGAAATATCCCTGGAAACTTTAGTAGTATTTGAATCTTGTCTAGGATTTGTGAAAAATTTTGATCAGGTTTTAACTGATCCAGTATGGAAAGATACCAGAATGAGAATACTTAAGTATAAACCTTTTATGAAACTGGATTGTAGTCAGTATAAGTCTGTCATTTTAGAAACAATCAAGAGAAAACTATGAGTAATTTCTTTGACTCGCAGCAGGTTCAATCGAATCTGCAGGATATCTTTAATACTTATCAACGTGTTGCCTACGAAACATCTCGACTGGCAGGTATGGATAAGGATGAAAAACTTAAGCACATCGATAAATGTAAGGTCCTGATCGACAAACAACGGACATTCTATGGTAGACTGTGCTTGGCAGCATCAGAGGACACTGACGCTGCTGACATGAAGACAAGGATCAATGCCTTGTCTCAAGCATTTGGGTATTCCGATCTTATGGAATGCATGGATGCTATGGTTAGGACACTCGAACAAGCTGCACAAGCGGAGATTGACAGGTCCTAAATAATATGCTACGATTAACCAGTAGCAAACAAACAAACTACACATTCAATACGGAGAATACGATTATGTCATTCGCATCCCTCAAAAAAGCGTCAGGCACTGGTAGCACTTTTGCCAAACTGACCCGAGAGATCGAAAAACTGAACCAACCAGCAGCAGGTTCTGGCGCTGATGAGCGTCTCTGGAAACCTGAACTGGACAAATCTGGTAACGGGTTTGCTGTTATCCGATTCCTTCCTGCTCCTGATGGAGAGGAACTTCCCTTTGCAAAAGTCTGGAGTCACGCATTCAAAGGTCCTGGTGGACAATGGTATATTGAGAACTCTTTGACTACTCTCGGTAAGCAAGATCCTGTTTCCGAATACAATACTGAACTCTGGAACGCTGGTCCTGAAGGATCCCCTGAGCGTTCCCAAGCGCGTGCTCAGAAGCGCAAACTGTCTTACTACAGCAACATCTATGTCGTGAGCGATCCTGCTCACCCTGAGAACGAGGGCAAGGTGTTCCTCTACAAGTATGGTAAGAAAATCTTTGACAAACTGGTCGAAGCAATGCAACCTGCATTTGCTGACGAGACTCCTATCGATCCTTTCAACTTCTGGAAAGGTGCTGACTTCAAACTGAAGATCCGCAAGGTCGATGGTTACTGGAACTACGACAAGTCTGAGTTCGCACCCCCGAATACTCTTGGTGACTTCGATGATGATCGCCTTGAGCAGATCTGGAAGCAAGGTTATTCCCTTGCAGAATTTGAAGATCCTAAGAACTTCAAGACCTATGAGCAACTCAAGTCTCGCTTGAACCTGGTGCTTGGCAACGCTGCTGCACCTGCTCGCATTGATGAGTCCCTTGAGGACGAGTCTGAAGGTCGCGGTTCTTTCAACTCTCCTGACATCACTCCTTCCAACCAACCTGATTGGGCATCTGAAGTTAAGGATTTCCGTGAGAAAGCAGTTGCTGCTGCACCCGCTGAAGACACTGAAGACACCCTGTCTTACTTCGCTAAACTCGCTGAGGAGGACTGATGATCGATCCTATTACTGTTGAAGATTATAAACTCGTCTCTGACGAGTTCTTCCAGAAATTCAACTACGCTGCAGAGCGTATGGGTCCTGGTCCTCACAAAGCAGAGGACGTTCTGAAAGTTATGGAAGCACTTACGGGTGCTGTTTTGAAGGACCGAGTAAAGGATAAAGTCGGTCCATTTGGTTTCAACAAAAAAACTGATTCTTAACTATGAAACTCGCACTCGCTACCTTAATGCTCTTTACAGCACTGCCTGCCTATGCAGGTGGTCCTGTTATCAGAGAAAGTATTGGTGATCGTAGTAATCGCCAAGCATATGAATCCCAGAAAGGATATGCTCGTGAGGAAAAGTGTTATAAGAATGAATATCGTGAAGAATATGTTCCTGGCACGAGTAAGTCTCCTGGGTATGTAAAATCTTATAAGGAGCGAGTCGAAGTTCCTTGCCGTCGTTACCATCGACATGAAGAACACCATCACCCCAATGTTGGTAGTAGTGTGGATGATAACTCTTGTATTGAGGGTAGCATCCTCGGCGGCATTGCAGGCGGTGGCATTGGTGCTGCTGCTTCTAGGGGTGATGGTCGTTGGTGGGCAATCCCTCTGGGGATCGTCAGTGGTAGTATGGTAGGATGTCAAATGGATGGAGGCTGATATGTCTCATCGATTTGATGAAATTAAACCAGCACATCATCCCACCAAGGAAGAAGTTCAGGAGATGATTGATGATGCAATACGAAGACACAATCGTAATGCTTCAATTATTTCAATGTGTGTTGGCTGGGTTGTTCTTGCACTTTTTGCTGAAGGTCTGCTTCGACTTATTGGAGTTATAGATCCAATCTTCCCATGGCTCAAAATCACATTGAACTAATAGGAACTATCCTCCTCTTTCTATTTGGAGTGACGATGATCTATCAAGGTCATCTGATCTTCCATGGAAAGAGGGGATATAAACATTCTGAAAGGGAACAACATCATCTAGCACGAATGCGTGAGCGTGTTGAAAAATTAATGGGTGAAACCAAAAACGACCCCTGATTCCCCAGAAGTCGCAAAAAAAATCGCGGCAAAAAATTGACCCTTAAGGTTTTTTGAAAAACTGCATCTCTAATATGCACCGAAGCAGTTGATCTTTCATATGCACTAATGCTTCCTGTTCTTCAGGATTGCCGCCAGACCACTTTTCCAAATGAAAGCAGACGGACTTATACACAAGTATGAGCCCGTCTTTTGACATATCCATAGTTATATACTCTGGATTAGTATCCTCCACCGTATCCTCCACCTGAAGGACTTGGACTTGGAGATGGAGATGGAGATGGCGAAGGACTTGGAGACGGTGAAGGCGAGGGACTAGATGCAGGAGCAGTAGTCGGAGCAGTAGTTGGTGTAGTAGTAGTGGTAGTTGTTGTCGTTGATGTCGTTGATGTTACTGTTCCAACTGTTCCAGCAACTGTAGGACCGTCGTCAAATGATGTAACGGGTCCAGAAGTTGCAGTCGATGCAGCACTACCAGCGGTAGCACCAACAGCGTTAACAAACCTTGCAGAGATACTCAGAGGTGTTAACTTGTTACCTTCATCATCAAGTTCTGTGTGGAATTCATATTCAACCAGATCTTTAAATTCGCTGACTAGTTTATCTTTAATATAATTGTTTGGAATCTTGATCAGTCTTTTTAATTCATTCCGATATTGCTCATGCTCATAATTTGATACAGGATAAATTGAATCATTTTCACCTAGAGTAGTTCCATCAGGAAGGACAGTTCTCCAAGTTGAGTTTACCTCAATGCCTTCTTTTACGAAGACATTACCGTTATATAAAACTTCTTTAGTCTCATAGTGATGAACTGTTTCGGGATTACCATACTTTTCATTTACATAATCGACCAAATCCTTCTCAGTTCTTGGCCACTGTTCATAAAAATCGGTAATTTCATTTACAAGGAGAATAACCCAATCTAAGAAAGGATCTTGATAGATTGCTTCAGCGATAGCAGAAGGAGTTTCTCCATCCCTGAGTGAATACGACTCAAAGAATGTGGTGTATTGTTCCAGATCTGCCCTAACCTTTACTCTACGAAAGATATTTTTGACAAGGCGATACTTATAACCTTCATCGTCGGTAACACCTTCACCGACGTATACGTTTGGAAAATACTTGAAATATGACATCAATAACCTCTGAGAATATCTTTCTGACTGAGCAGTTTGATTTCAGTAAACTGTAAGTTTAAAACAACAGCGGGAACTGAAATCAAATCACCTCTGATTGATTTAAATGATGTATATTGATTATCTGGTGTATAATTAACTGATACACCAGAACAAACTGTATCTGCCATTCTAAAATGGAGATTTGTTGCTTGTCCATCAACCTCAGCCTGTGATGGAGTAACAAATTGATTAGAGTTTGGATTCATTCTTACGAATGAGAGTTGATAGTGATCGGGAATTTTAAAGAATCTACTTCCAGCGGGTCCACCTTCTTTTTTGACCAAATCTGTAACACCTGCTCTCGCGTCGAACCCATCCCCTTCCGCTTTAAATCCATAATCTCTACCTTTATCAGAAGTGAGAATTTGAGATAAATCTTGAAACCCATCATTACCAGTGACTTGTGGGTGAGCACCAACTTTCAGGTAGTCAATGATTTGTTTAATTTCTTGTGCTTCCTTTGCATTCCTAGCTAATAATTTGAAACTAAAAGAGTGATTACGGAAGTTCATCTGAGAGAAAATCTGCTCAGTATAAGGGTTAAATACTCTACCCGTTGTAAGACCTTGTAATGCATTAGCATCCAAGTTACCTTGAACACCAAAGAAACCAGAAATGCTGTTAGCACCTTGAGCAATAGCAGATGCTGCAAATTCGGGTAACATTGCCTTTGCTGCACTCTGAATAGATGCTGCAAGACTATCAAAACTCTTAGAACCTAAAGCATTAAGTGCTGCAGCACCACCTACACCCAAGTTGACCTGTCTATATGTTGGTTGATATGCAGCACTAACTGTTGTAGGCATTGCTAGGTATACAATGCTGTTATGGTATACAGGTTTTGTTCCTTTTTGTGGCATAGAAGTTCCACCGTATGCCTTAGCATCTTTATCGGTGTATTCGACTCGCTTTCTACGAATCCTTACATAATCGATCAATTCTGTATATCCTGCTTGATCATCCCCAACCATTTCATCTTTACTGGCTACGGGTGCCTTGAGAGGATATCTCAGGGTGCGATTATAACGATTCTGATCTGTGAATTGCGCCACGCTATTACCTATAAATATTAAACAAGGTCTCTATGTATTTATGAGATATCAGGGCAAGTATCGACCGAGCTTTCCCAGGAAGTATAAAGGTGATCCAAATAACGTTATTTACCGATCTTCCTGGGAATACAAATTCATGAAATGGTGTGACGTAACCCCTTCGGTTGAAGAGTGGGGCAGTGAAGAGATTATCATTCCATACATTTCCCCCGTTGATGGTAAAAGACACAGGTATTTTCCAGACTTCTATGTGAAAATAGGAAAAAGAAAATATTTGGTTGAGGTGAAACCGTTCAAACAAACGAAAGAACCAAAAACCCAAAAACGTATAACTAAACGATATATCAATGAGGTTGTCACCTGGAGCGTAAATCAAGCAAAGTGGAAAGCAGCAACCGAATTCTGCAAAGACAACAACTGGGAGTTTATGTTAATCACAGAAAAGGAACTTAAAGTATAATGGCATTAGACAAATCCATAGCTCAACAGGCGGATTATCCTTCTTACCAGGAGTTTTTAGCATTCTCCAAAGAACAGGATAATGCGCCTAGTTATAGCAATTTATTTTCTGTTCACTTTGCTAGTCCTCGGATCTTGCTCCCCAGTGGTATTGGTAGCAGAACTAAGCGTTTGACTGCTGAGACAGGCGACCTTAGAAAACTGTTGAATTACTACTGTAACTCTGCTAACTTACCCAGTAAACAGATTACGACTGGTCAAGTAGTTAATGTAGGATCTGCTGTAAAGTATCCTACTGGAACTGCTTACAGTCAGATGAACTTGTCGTTTATTGTTCCAAGGTCTCAATATTCTAGACAGTTCTTTGAGAGATGGACTCAAAGAATGGCACCCGACTCAAATCAATATGTAGAGTTCTATGATGATTTGATTTGTCCAGCATTAAGAGTCTATAAATGGGAGCGTGGTGGAGGAGATTACGTTTATACTGATCCTAGATTGATCAATGCTTTGAGAAAAGCAGGAGATCCTTTCTTACTTGCTAGAAAATTCAAATTGACTGCATGTTGGGAAATTCGTAATTGTTTCCCATATAATATTGGATCTATCCAATTGAACAATGATAGTTCCAGAGCACTGACTATGACAATCGGATTCTTGTATGAGCGTTATAGACTTATTACTGAGGACGATTTCCAAGATCCTGGTCGTCGAAGAGTAGGTGAAATTGACAATAGTTTGTTCAGTGATCCTCCTTCAGCATCAGGCATTAACCTATCCGACACCTTCGGATAAGCACCTAAATAATAATACTGAATTGAATTTCTATGGCATTACCTAAATTAAACACCCCAAAATACAAATTGAAACTACCTAGTGATGGTAGAACGGTGAATTACAGACCATTCTTGGTGAAAGAAGAAAAACTTCTTTTGATTGCTACAGAGAGTGGTGAACAGGAAGAACTTATCAACGCTATCAAGACTATTCTTGAAGACTGCACAGATGTAAAAGGTATTGATACACTGTCTACATTTGACATTGAATATCTCTTCCTTCAAGTTCGTGCAAAGTCTGTTGGTGAAACAGTCAAGGTTTCTTTGACTTGTCCTGATGATGAAGAAACTCAGGTTGAAGCTGAGATTCCTTTGGACGAAATCAAAGTAGTTAAAACTAGGGGTCATAAGAATGAACTGAAGATCTCTGATGAGGTTGTCGTTACTATGGGTTATCCCACTCTCGACAGTTTCGTTAGTATGAACTTCACTGGTGAAGACACTGGCGTTGATCAAGTGTTCACTATGGCAGCAAATTGTATCAAAACTATTGCTGATCCTGAACAGGTTTACGATTGCGCTGATGTTTCCATGAAAGAACTCATGGAATTCTTTGATTCTATGGACTCTAAGCAGTTCCAAATGATTCAAAATTTCTTTGAGACCATGCCGAAACTGTCTCATAAAGTAAATATCACAAACCCCAATACTGGCGTAGAAAGTGAAGTTGTGCTCGAAGGACTAGCGTCTTTTTTCGCATAGCCCTCATGCACTCTGATTTGAAATCATATTATGAGAGTAATTTTGCTCTAATCCACCATCACAAGTGGAATATGGAATATATCGATAACCTAATGCCATGGGAAAAAGAGATCTACGTTACTCTTCTGATTAATTTCTTAAAAGAAGAAGAGAAACGAATGAAGGAGCAAAACGCAACCGCGCACTAAATGGCCACTAAGTTACAAACATATAAATTTGTAAATCCTGGAGTTGTTAAGTCTATTAAGACTCCAGAGGTCATTAGTGCAAGAAAAACACTGGTTGCTCAAAATAGATTAGGAGCGTCAGTTAGTTCCCTTGGTAAAACAGTTGTTGATTTAGAAAAAATCACAACACTTCGTGCTAAAGCTGCTGTAAAGTTAGATATTGCTGAACGTCGAGCAAAACGACGTGGGCAAGATATGGCAGCAGAAGAAGTTCAAGAGGGCCAACTATCTGCATACTTTAAAGATCAGAAAAGGAAGGTAAAGAGATTCAAACCTGGATCAGGTTTGATGAAAATCTTCAAAGGTATTTTTGGTTGGGTGGGACCATTACTCTCACCTTTTGTTCAGCTTGCCACTAAGATTTTCGCACTCTCCCTCGTTAAGGAGATGCTGGAGTGGGCAAGTGACGAAGAAAATATAGTTAAGTTAGAAACATTCTTGATGAAGACAGATTATGTCTTCAGAAAGATCTATGGTTTTGGTGAGTTTCTCATCAAAGATAATATTGTAGCAGGATTTGAATCACTCTTTGGTAGTGATGAGACGCTCTTAGGTAGACTTAAGGGTCTTGGAAAGGTAATCTTAGGAGTAACAGGTCTCAAATACCTGTTGAACCCGTTCTCTTTGATGACCGATATCATCGGTCTAATTGAATTATTAACAGGGCGCAGCGGCAGGCAGCAAGGTCGAGATCCATCAGGTAGACCATCTGGTGACCCAGGGCGTGGTGGATCTAGACCTTCTGGATATACACCAAGAACTGATGCCAGGGGTAATCAAGTTGCTGGAAGAGGACAGCAATATAGAACTAATCTTAATCGAGTAGTAAAACCTGGAGCAACAACTCAAGGTCTTACTATTCCGAAAAAACCTAGTAGATTAGCAGGGTTCAAGGCAAATCTACAGACAGGAACAGCAAATCTTCCTGGTGTAAGTCCTAATGCTCAGAGAGCATTATATAATGCACCTCAGAAAATAACCAAAGTAGCATCAAAGGCATTTGCAGTTAGTAAAAACTTCTTACGCAGGATTCCTGTTGTTGGTGCCCTTCTCACAGCATTATATACTTTCCTAGAGACAGGTAACGCAGAGAAGGCTCTCTTTGTTGGTGCTGGTGCTGCTCTTGGTGGTGCATTAGGATCGTTTATTCCCATCCCAGTCCTCGGCACCCTGATGGGTGAACTGTTGGGTGGATATATTGGTGACCTATTTTATATTGGTCTCCGTGGTGAGGGTATTGGTGCTGTTGGTGAAAAACTCAAAGAAGACTTTAATAAGTTACTGAAGGTTGGTGAGACTGCTCTAAAATGGGCAGGTGATGGTTTTGGTAGATTCTATTCTGGACTACCTAAATTCAAAATTAGTCCTAGTTGGATTCCTGGAATTGGTGGTAAGGAGATTCTAGATCCGCTCAAGTTAACGGATATTTTTGGGACAGTCGCTCCCACCTTAATTAAGGCATTCTTCTCACGCGAACCGATGACGGAAGCGGAGAAGAAGAAGTTAGAAATTGAAGGAGCAAGGTTAGAAGGTCAGGCGAAAGATATTTCGACTGGCAAGATGTATTTTCAAGCTGGTGTCGGATATTTTGATTCAACAACTCATCGTTTCTTAGGTAAAACTAAAGAAGAAGCAGAATCTACCTTAGCAGCTCGTTCTGGATATACTGGTGCCCAACCAGGTAACTACCATTACCATGATGAAAATGGTCATTTTGAGATTGGTGGAAAACTTCCTCAGTTCTTCTTTGGTGGTCTCTTTAAAGGTATTAAAAAGGTCGTAAGTGGCATCGGCAAAGCAGTTAGCGGTGTCTTTAATGCAGTTGCTAGTGTTGCATCTAATCCGATTGTATCTACAATCGCATCTTTCATTCCTGGTGCGAACATCATTGTTCCTGCTATCAATGCAATTAGTGCACTTAGTAAGGGAGATTTCTTAGGAGCAGGTTTAAATGCTCTTGGCGGTATTGCTAATTTCTCTGCTATTGGTTCTACTGCTAGATCAATGGTCAATACCCCAGACTGGTTGTTGAACTTGCGTATGAGTAAGTTTGGAATGGGACTTTCTAATGCATACCAGGGTGTAGTTAAATTTGTCGGTAATGTTGGTGGAAAGTTCGCTGACGCTTTTGGTGGGATTATTGACAGTAGAATCGGTAAGATTGGCATGAAGATTCTTTCGGGCAACACTGGTGGTGCTATTGGTGAAATTGTTGGTATGATGCCAGGCGTTGCAGGTGGACTAGAAGGATTTGGTAAGTTCTTAGAAGAGAATAAACTGCAAGGTATCCTGGGTGCAGTTCCTGGTATGGGTGGTCTCATGAAGAAGATCCCCAACATTGGTGCAATTCCTGGTATGGAGTCTATTCTGGGTATTGGTGATAAAAAATTCTCTGCCTTCAATGCAATGGGTAACATTGCAGACAAAGTTGGTATGAAGGGTGTTTATCAGGCAATTCTTAGTGGTGCTCAATCGGGTGATTACATTCAAGGTCTTGCAGAACTTGCTCCTGAACTGGGTGTTGATCCAAGAATTCTTGGTGTTCTTAATAAAGGCAAAGAACTCTTACAGAGTAATAAATTTAATGCAGAATATGCAATGCAAACTGCTATCGAATTCCTTCCTGTTCCGTTGATTGTAGAGAAACTTGTTCCTGCACCTACGCCTGTTCCCATAAATAGCGGTGATACCTATGTCGTCGCACCTAGCTCGACTCAGCAAGAGAGATAATGGCAGCAGTTCAAAGAGGCGCTAAAATCAATTTCTACAAGTTTGTAGACCCTAAGGGTGGGGTTGCTGCTAGTAAGTCATCGCCACTTGTTAAGACGATGCAGGCGCAGACACAGGCAATCAATAACCTGGGTGCTACAGTAAACTCTATTAACAAGAGTGTAGCGACTTTAAAAGATGCTCAGTTGAAACTCCTGAAGATTGATCAGGAAAAGGCAAGAAAATCTTTTAAACCAATATACAGTGCGCCAAGTAAGAAACCTATCAAATCAAAAGCATTTGATAGTCTGTTCAAAGGTAAAATTCCTAGTTTCTGGGAGTCATTACTTGGATTGGCAAGTGCATTCCTGAAATACTTTTTGGTTCTCCCCGCACTTAAGTGGTTAGCAGACGAGAAGAATCAAGATAAAGTTGTCATGGGGTTGAAGGCACTCCATACCATATTTAAATTTATTGCTGATATTGCAAAGTTCTCTTTTGTTAATACAATTGAAGGTCTATATGATCTTCTGAAAGAGGATGCTACTTGGCAAGAGAGAATCGGTGGACTGGGACGTGCTTTAGTAGGACTTGGGACAGGTCTCTTAGCAATTCGTTGGTTGACAAATCCAACTAAAATCATTACCGATTTTACTAGCACATTAAGGTATTTCCATACATCTTTAAAAGGTGGTCATGGAAAGTTGATGAAGATTGCAAGTAGATTAGGTTTAGCGGGTGCTGTTGCCACTGGTGCTATATTAGCAACAGCACAACCTGCAGGACAGGGAAGTTCTTTAACATCCGCAATGGATGCTGAAGGAAAACTGCCTGGCGATGAAGGTTATAATAAGGAGACTGCTGGAACTGTTACTATTGAGACATTAGAAAAAATTCGTCCCGATCTTGTAGAAGATAGAAAGGCAGAACTAGGTATGTCCCGTGGTGGATTCTTACCTGAGTTTGCTAAAGGTGGTTGGATTTCTGGTCCTCAATCTGGATATCCAGTCAATATCTCAGGCGGATCTAAACCCGACTTTATTGGTCATGGCACTGAATATGTTGCTAGAAAGGCAGATGGTGGTGCATTTATTGTTCCATTCAGCACACCCGCAACCAAAAGCAATCCTGGTTTAACCTCTCAGAGGATTAATGAAGCGAAGTTAATGGGATTCAATTTACCAGGATTCTCTCAGGGTGGTGATTATAATTCATTCGCGAAAGCGATGATCAAAGAACATGAAGGTTTAAGACTAAACAAATATAATGATAGTAAAGGTTACCCTACAATTGGTTATGGTCACTTAGTCCGACCTTCAGACAATATTCCTAATACTATTAGTAGAGCATTCGCAGATAAGTTATTTGATAAAGATTATGCACATCATGCATCTGCTGCTAGTAAAATCCCAGGATTCCAAAATGCAAGTGCTCAACAGAAAGCGGCATTAATTGATCTGACATTTAACATGGGTCCTTCATGGTATAAGGACTTCCCTAGAATGATGACTGCATTCAAAAAGGGTGACTACGAAACTGCTGGTGCTGAACTCAAAGATAGTCAATACTATCGTGAAGTTGGTCGTCGTGGTCCTGTTATTGTTGCATTGATTCAGAATAAAGGATTAGTTGGTGTTGGTCAATACTTGACAAGTAAAGGTATTGTTCCCCCTAATCAACAACAAAAAACTGCCATGACATCACAGATGGGCGGCGGTTTTGATTGGTCTTTCGGTTTATTTGGTAATGCTGCACAAGCAGGAACTGTTGAAGAGGCTGCTAGAGATGGTCATTCCACTGCTACCTCAGCTGTTACTGGAAAAGTTATTCCTGCTTCCCATAAAGATACGGGTGCTGGTTGGGGTATCTCTGGGCAGACAGACAAATATGGTCGTCCTCTGGTGTTCTCTCAACCTGCTGCAGAAGCATTCCTTAACATGATGAGAGATTCTAAAGGAAAGGTCAAAGGTTCTGATGTTGCAAGTTCTGGTAGAAGTAAGAAGAAAAATTCAGCGGTTGGTGGACACCCTAATTCAGTTCATATGTATGGAGAAGGTTTAGATATATCGGGTTCTTCACTGACTTGGTTAAAATCAAACTCTTCGAGATATGGTTGGAAACTAGGATATCAACACGGTGTTGGAAGTGGACACTTTGACTATAAAGGTCCTGGAGCAAGAAAGACACCAATCTTGGGTGCACCTGGTGCAGCATCATTCCCATATAAAACACAGCAGACAAGAGCAGCATCAGAGTCTGGTGCAGGCACACAAGCAAGAGTTGCAAGCAAGTCAGGATTTGATTTTTCATCTTTATTCAATCTTGATATGAAGGAACCTGTTGGTAGGTTTAATAGTGGGTTTAGTGGTGGATTCGATTTCATGGATGGATTGAATTTCTTGGATTCTAAAGATGTTGGTTATAGTCTGCCATCAGATGCAATGCCAACATTTGGTAGACAAAAACCTAAACCAAAACAAGATTATCAAGAGCAGCAGCGTATTCGTAGGGTAACAGAACAACGAAATCAGGCAAGACGTGAAATCAATTCAAAGACTACGGAGATCGTGCAGATGGCACTGGCGGCTGTTGAATCGTCGAATGGTTCCAATCGCCAATTCATTTCGACGGCGGAATCGGCAATTCGCTCGATTCTTGGCGCACAAGCAGGTGGTGGCACGTTCGCTAATGTTGGCGGCACCACTGGCACTGTTCTTAGGACTGCTGTTGCGGTCCTAAATTCCTTTAACAATCCTCTTAGAGGTATCTTCTCATGACGACGTATTTAAATCAAACAACTGATGGTTCTATTACTAGATCTCAGACAGGTGAAATTGATGTAAAACTGTCTCTCTATAGAGATGGTCGTCGTGTTGAAGATTCATCTGGTAACTATGATCTTATCTCTTTCCTAAGAGGTTTTGAAATCTATGAAAGTATTGCAAACCCTTGCATGGAAGCAAGACTAGTATTAGAAGATGCTGGTGGCGTTATTGGATCCTTGACTGGATCTGAAGAAGTTAGATTAGAAATCCAAGGTAGTATTGTAAATAGAAGTTATTTCTTCAGATCATACCATATTCAAGCGCGTGTTAGAACTAATCAAAGCAATGAGACATATTTAATTAACTGTGTATCCGATGAGTATATCAAGAATGAAGTAGTTAATATTTTTGGAAACTCGGAGACTGTATTTGGTGCTGAGTCTGAAGCATCAAATATTATTAGGAAAATTCTAACAAAAGAACTCAAAACAAAGAAGAAACTTTTTCTTGAGAAAACCATTAACAAGCAATCATTTATTTCTCCCAACTGGAGACCATTTGACTTGATCTATTGGATGTCGCAGAGGTGCATTCGTAAAGGTAAAGGTGGACAACTTCAAAATGCATTTGCATTTTTTGAAAATGCTATGGGGTTCAACTTCAAATCACTTGATTCTATGATTGATGCTATCAATCAAGGTTCGGATGTTTCAAATCCGACTACAGGGGATATGAAGACATATCAGTATACTTATACCCCAAAAAGAATGACGGGTCAAGAGTATGATCAATTTAATATTGAAAGAATTACATTTCCAGATGAAAGAAATTATCTGATGGGTTTACGCCATGGTGCCTGGTCTGGATTTAGTGTTGGATTTGACCCAACGTTTATCACTAGATCTAGGATGGGTCTGAGCACAGACTTATCAGCAGATGCATATCGCTATGCTGTAAATGAAATTTGGAAAAAGATGTCACACCTTAATGGAAAGGGTGCTAAAAATCCATTCAACCTGATGGATAAATCAATTCAAGAGTATGTTAGAACTCCGAAGAGAGTTAGATATACAATGATACCTAATCAAATTTTTGACCCTAAGTTTCAAAACAATCCTCAGAGAAACTACGAACAACTGGTTGAACTTCAAGCATATCAGTGGATGAGACTTGAGACTTTGAAGAATACTAGATTGACAATTCAAGTTCCTGGAAACTTAGATCTCTATGCAGGTGGTGGTATTGATATTAGAATTCCTGCCAACGAACCAGGAACACAGAAGATTGATGAACGATACAGCGGACGCTACCTTATTGCTGCTGTCGCACATAAAGCAACTGGTTTTACAATGACAACAGAACTTTCTTTGATGAAGGATTCTTTCGGCACTTGACGAACTGGCAAAACGTGTGTAGAATAACCATGTCAGGGTTCAGAGACCGTATAGTAACTAGCTCTGATAAATATTACTGTATAATCTAGATACAATCATGGACAGTATCGAACAACATATCGAGAAGGATAAAGAAATTCTCCACGATCCAACCATTTCACCTCAGATGCGTCGCCATGTAGAAGGCGAATTGCATGACCTAGAAGAATACGCAGAGCACCACAAAAAAGATATTGAAGCAGGTGATCATCATGACCCGACATATCTGGAACTCTATTGCGACCAAAATCCATCGGAGCCAGAATGTCTAGTGTATGACGATTGAAGATTATTTACTTGGTCATTGGTCTAATAAATTTCAAGCACAATCCTCCCCTCATCTGTATTCCTCTGTAGAAAGTAAATGGGAAAGAGTTGAGGGTGGTTTATATTCAAAGAATTATTTTCGTAGAACTCCGAACGATCCGTATCGGGAACGATATCATAAAATAGTGTCACTTTCTGATACTATGGTTAGAGTTGAGAACTATACTCTTGACTGGACAAGATCGGAAAACTGTGATATGATATTCACATTCGATGGCACTGCATGGCATGGAGAATTAGAAACTCCTGGTCTGTGTATGGGTGTTAAAGGATATCGTGTTGTCTCTGAGATTCATCTCTTGGGTGACAAACTACATAGTAGAGATCAAGGTTACAACGATCGAGATGAAATGGTCTGGGGTTCTGAACTCCTATACAAATTCATCCGATTGGGAGATTAGCTCAGCGGTAGAGCTATTCGTTTACACCGAATCGGTCACTGGTTCGATTCCAGTATCTCCCATGTCAAATTGCTATGACATCTAATGAAACTTCGTAATGCTATCCTCAGTGGTTTACTGTTTGGTATGGCGCATGGTGTGGCAGTAAATGCTGAACCCACTAAGGGTTATTACACCATGGATGCTATGGGGTGTATGTTACTTAAAGAATGCACTAAGGATATCGAAAAGATATCTTCTTCTGATGATCTTCGTGCAGCATTCCCTGACTCAAACTGGAATCCAATTGCTGATGAGTTTGATCGAATCATGAAAGCTTTCAAACAGATTGGTGTAGATGTTCATCTTGCTGATGAAAAGTATTTTCCTGTAGGACATCGTGGT